ACACCAAATGGATGGACTGCATATGAAGTACCAGGTGAAAACAAACCTGCACTAGGCAGAACAGGTATGCCTGTTGCGATTCAATTTGCATTACAATTTAAAGAAACGACATTCCTTACAAAATCAGATTTCAAAGATGACACTGGTGTTGAAACTTTATCTAAGGTACAATAATGGCTAGATTTTTCAATTATTTTTCAAAAACAGTTTATACTGCCAACACAGCTGTTGGTGGGTTGGATACTGTAACAAACATTATTTCTAGATTTGCATTTGAACAACGACTAAAAGAAAATTCTGCGGCATTTTACAAATACTCTATACAAGATTCTGATACACCGGAAATTATTGCTCACAAGTATTATGACAACTCGGAAAGACATTGGATTGTTTTAATGTTTAACGATATTGTTGATGCTCAATATGACTGGCCTTTGCGTTATGAGAATTTTATCAGTTATGTTGATTCAAAATATACTGCAAATGGTGCCGCAAACACAACAGTACAAACAGGTCTTGCATGGGCAATGAATATAAACAATGTACATTCATATTATAAAATTATAAAAAGAACATCTGCTGACGGAACAGTTATTGAAGAAAAATTACAAGTTGACGCCAATACATATGCAAATGTTGGTGCAACATCATCTTCAATTACATTACAAAGTGGAAACATAATTACACAAGCAGTCACTAAAGAAAAGAAAACCTATTACGAATATGAACAGGAAGAAAATGAATCTAAGAGAGATATCATTTTATTGAAACCTGAATTTGTACCACAAATTGAAAAAGAATTTAAAAAGGTAATTAAACAATGACCTTAGAAGTCAAGCGTTCCACGCAGTTTCATATAAATGAACTGATTCTTGTTACCAAAAGTGGCAACATTGATATTTCTGCTATTTTTGAAGAAATTAATATTTTTGATAGTTTATTGACTCCAGTAATGACTGGAAATATATTGATACGAGATGCAAATGGATTATCAGATAAGTTAGTTTTTGATGGTTCTGAATCTTTATTGATGGATATAGCCAAAGATAAAAAATCAGATATTGCCGTATTCAAAAAATCATTCCGTGTTTATAAACAATCAGATAGAAAAAATGAGAATCAAAATAGTGAATTGTTTGTTTTGAGTTTTGTTTCGGATGAGTTGATGTACTCAGACCAACAAAAAATAAATCAATCTTATGATTTGACGTATACTGAAATAGTCCAAAAGATACTTTTAGATTATTTAAAAATACCTAAAAACAATTCTGGTGGTGTTTTTGATGTATCATATGGAATTAGAAAAGTTGCAGTACCAAATCTAAGACCGTTTGACGCAATCGAATGGTGTGCGAAACGTGCTGTTGATGTTAAACAAGCTCCAAATTTTATGTTTTACCAAAACGTATTAGGATATAATTTTGCAACTCTTTCTAATTTGTTGACAAAACCTGATTTACTTGATATTGTATTTGAACCTAAAAATCAGCCAAAAGGTAATCCATTGTCTGAAATTAGTAGTGCAAGGTCATTAGAGATTGTAGCACAAACTGATGGCATTGAAAAAGCAAGGTCTGGTGTTAATGCCGCAACATTTGTTGGTTTTGATCCAGTAACCGGAACAGTTGCAAAGAAAACTGTTAGTTTTGGTGATGTGTTTTCTACTATGAAACACGCCAACGAAAATCCAACCATGTCTGCTATACCCAACCGTGATGGAAAAGATAGTACTGAAATGTTTGATTCTAAACAAACAGTAAGTTTTTTTAGTGCAGCAAAACAATTTAGTGCTTATATTAAAGAAAAAGTACCAACATCATTAACAAAAGAAGATAACACAGAATCTTATCTGTTACAAAGAAAATCAATTTTATCCAACTTAATGGGAAGACGAATAAAATTGACTATGCCAGGTAATTTTAACCTAACTTCAGGTTTCAATGTCAATGTAATTGCACCCAACTTTGGTAAAAAAGAAAAGGGTGGAGAAAATTCTGATGACTCTGTAAGTGGTAAATATCTAATCGTGGCCACTAGACACATGATTGGTTACGACAAACACGAAACTATCATTGAAGTTGCATCAACATCAACAAATGTACCTTTCATTCCACAAGCAAGTGTAAATCAAGTGAAAGAAATTTTAGAGTATTGATATGGAAAAAGATAAAGACTTTGCCGGTAAAAACGGTTTTATTTGGTGGACTGGAATTGTTGAAAATAGAAACGACCCATTAAAGATGGGCCAATGCCAAGTGCGTTGTGTTGGATGGGATGCAGACAATAAAATGCATTTACCCACAGAAGACTTGCCTTGGGCTAAACCATTACTGCCAGTAAATGGAACAGAAGTTTATGCACCAAAAGAAGGTGATATGGTTATAGGTTTTTTCATTGATGGAGAAAGCGCACAAGAACGTGTGATGATGGGTATTTTACCTAACATTCCACTAAAAGAAGCTAATCCACAAGAAGCATTTGCGGACCCAAGAACTGCGGAAGAATTAGCAACTGCTCCCAAAACACCTAAAGAAAAAACTTATAATACAGATGGAACAGGTATTGAAGTTATTGAAAGAGACCAAGCAGAATCATATCCTAAACTTTTAGATGAACCAACAACTTCTCGTATTGCAAGAAATGATGCGGACACAATTACAAAAACTTTTATACAAGAACGGATTGATAATGTTGTAACGGGAATAGAAACTGTTAATGACACTTGGGATGAACCAGAAACACCTTATAATACAGTTTACCCGTACAACAATGTTGTTGAAACTGAATCTGGTCATTTATTAGAATTTGACGATACTCCAGAGGCGGAACGAATTCACCTTGCACACAGAAATGGTTCTTTCCAAGAATGGTTTCCTGATGGTGACAAAGTTGAAAAAGTCACTAAAGACAACTATCAAATTATAATGGGTGATGATAGAGTTTACATTATGGGTAAATGCCTCATTACAGTTCAAGGTGATGCAGAAATTTATGTGCAAGAAAATGCATATCTATTAGTTGATAAAGATGTGGAGGCGACAATTCATGGAAACTTAACTGGCCAAGTTGATGGTAATGCCGATATTACTATAGATGGAAATGTTACAGTTGAGGTTGGTGGAAACTATACTGAACATGTTACGGGAACATACACTCTTGCTTCAGATGGAAATATGACAATTGATGCACCAAATATCAACTTAAATAGTGGTACGAAAGGTGCTGCTCGTATTGGAGATACTGCTGATACGGGTGATGCTGGAGGTGGTGGACACTTTGACACTAACGCACCGGGTACTAACGTAATTGAATCAGGATCAGCCACAGTTATTATTGGCGGATAAGATAAATAGAACATGGCCACAACTAACATAGACTCAGTACGAAATTATATTGATTTGGATTTGAATTTTTTGATTCATCCAATTCGTAAAGATATCAATACTTACAAAGCTGAATATGCAGTAATAAATTCAGTTAAGAATTTAATTTTGACCAACCATTTTGAACGACCTTTTCAACCAGAAATTGGGTCAAATATTCGTAGATTGTTGTTTGAAAATGTTGATGTTATTTTGGCAGCGCAAATTGAGAGAGAAATTGAAGAGACTGTTAACAATTTTGAGCCAAGAGTTCAAATTTCATCTATTACCGCAACACCAGCTCTTGATGATAACGGATATAAAGTAATAATGGAATTTTTTGTAATAAACAATCCAAACCCAATTAAGATTAATTTTTTCCTAGAACGGATTAGATAATATGGTAGACCGTTTAAGAGTTACAGAACTTGATTTTGATACAATCAAGTTAAACCTAAAAACATTTTTAAATCAACAATCACAATTCACAGACTATGATTTTGAAGGATCAGGCCTGAATGTATTGCTTGATATTTTAGCATATAATACACATTATAATGCATACTATCTCAATATGGTTGCAAATGAATCATTTTTGGATACCGCCTTACTTCGTGATTCAGTAGTTTCCCATGCCAAAACTTTGGGATATTTACCACACTCCATGAAGGCACCAAATGCAACAATTAATTTTTTAGTAAGTTCTCCAAATACAACCGACGGAACATTAACTATTCCTGCAGGTTACTCTTTCTTGTCTAATCAAATTGATAGTAAAGTTTATAACTTTGTTGTTTTAGAAGACACAATAGTAACAAAAGCCAACAGTTCTTACTATTTTGAAAATTTGGATATTTCTGAAGGTCAATTAATAACTTACAGTTTCAATCACAACCAAACATCAAATCCAAAACAAACTTTCTTATTGCCAGATAATAATATTGATACAACAACTATTAAAGTTGGTGTTTCTTCATCACCCACAACAACCAATATTGAAATTTATAGTTTAGTTACGGACATTTTAGATATTAAAAATGATTCATCAGTATACTATTTACAAGAAACTAAAAATGGACAATATCAAATTTATTTTGGTAATGGCATAGTTGGAAAAAGTTTACCTGATGGTTCGGTTGTTTCGATAACATATTTGGTAACAAATGGAACATCTGCAAATAAAGCAAATAACTTTGTTGGTGCCTTAACATTATCTGATAGTTTAAGTCAAACTCTAACTAATTTTACAGTTACTCCAATTTCAGCGGCAGCAGGTGGTTCTGAACGTGAAACTGTTGATTCTATTAAATTTAGCTCTACGGCACAATTCTCAACACAGAATCGTTTGATTACAACCAAAGACTATGAATCTTATTTAACTAAAAATTATCCATCAATAGATTCTATTTCTGTATGGGGAGGTGAAGAAGAAACACCTAGAGCATATGGAAAAGTTTTTGTTTCATTGAAACCAAAAGAAGATTATTATATTTCAGAAACAGAAAAAA